ATTTTTTCGCCAATTTCAAATCCTCTAAATCTCATAAATCTTGGAAATCTCAATGAGTACTCATCTTGACTGTCCTGGTTCTTTGTGACAGCATCTGCTCTCACTTCCACAATCTGTCCTATTAATTGATCCTTGTGTTTCCAAAACTGATCTCTGTTGGCATCACTCAATCCAGATCCCACATTGGTAATAATCTTCTTGCCATCATCTACACCTTCGCAAATCAAAGCACCCAGTTTGCCTACATTTCTGCCTGTGCCTTCTTCTGTGGCTTTCACAGTTAAACTGACTTCAATAAACGGCTTTAATTTTAACCAAGCATGACTTCTTTTGCATTCATATGGAGCATTGGTATCTTTGATCATAATACCTTCATAACCACCCTCTACTGCCCTCTTATTCACCTCTGTGTACGTCTTTTGACCTTCAGGTGTGTCTAAGTTCACAATTTCATGGTCCAGCACTGTAACGGCGTTTAAATTGGTTCTGTGCTGTTCATACCATGCTTTTAACATAGCAGTTCTCTGTGTTTGACTCTTGTCCCAAACTCCTTTTTTAAAGTCTGCTAATGGTAAGAAATCAAACAAATGAAGCACAGCATCTTTGGCATTGCCACCTTCTTTTCTGTGTACCTGTTTCATCAGGTCCTGAAAGTTCTCACTCATCACTTCACCATCCAACACCACAGGGTATGGTGGAGGACTGTTTTTAACCACAGCCGAAATCTCATCTGCTATGTGTCCAAAATTTGTAAATTCTTTTCCGTTACGACTGAACATATCCACTTTGCCATCGGGATACACTATGGTTATAACTCTAACACCATCCAATTTAACTTCCAGCATTTTTTCACCTGTCAGTTTCTTTTCGTGATTGGCACTATCATGAGCAAGTTGACAAGTAAACACGGGCACCATGTACTTGTCAAACTTGTTCTTCTTAGCAACTGAGTTTACAGTTTTTTCTGAAACTCCGCATCGTAAGTCTTTAATCAGTATTCTTCTGTAGAATCCATTCCATTGTTCTGCTGTGGCAGAGCTCATCACAAGATTGATGGCATCTCTTGCGGCGTGTCCTGTCAATTCTCTAGCATTTAATTTTTCAGCCAGTTCCTTAAATATTTCCCATTTGCAACCTTGTGCTGAAATCACATCATCTTTTGTAGGTACTTGCTTGACTCCAAATGTGTACAACTTGTCCAAACACATAGCAACACCTTCGAAGAATTCATCCAGTCCTTCATTCATTGCATCCAATAAAATTTTTTCTTTTGCTAGTCTACTATTGTCTGCTTCTAGTTTAGCAATTATGTCTTGCGGTTGTGTTCTCATATCAATTTCAATAAAATATATATTTGTAAACCTAGCACAAGGATAGGCACAATGGTTCTAATCAGTTCCATTGTGTGATTGAACTCGTCTAGTTTTCTTTCCAATTTGTTTCTACGTTTTTTCATATCTATATTATAACTCCTTTTGGTACCAAAGTCAATATCATTACATTGGCTTCAGCACAGTATTTTTCGCCATTTCTTGCCAATTGTCAGGAAATGCTTTTGCCAAATCAGCAATTTTAAGCACAGTTCTAAGACTGATTTCTCTCAATTGTCTTTTGTATTCATCCACAAATGCCACAATAGATTGTTCAGTTTCTGTAGGCAGTGCATAAGATTTTAACATACCATCTGTCACAATCTGTTTAATTCTAAGTATTTTTTCTCTAATTGTGTCAATTGTTAAATCAATATAATGACATCTAGATTCCAGTGCTTCTAAATGATCTCTTAATTTTTTACTTTTAACATTGTCAAATTTAATGTTGGTGATAAAAATAACAGATCCAGCAAATTCAAAACTGTCTGGCACACCCTCTCTTCTCAACATATGCGAATCAGTGTTCCAACAAATTCTTCTAACTTTTTTAGAGTCCAATGCCGCCTTTAATATGTTTAAACTTAAATCATCTAGTAATATGCTATCACAGTCATCAAATACCAACACATTGTCAGCATCTGAATAGTTGTACAGTTTACAGTATAAACCAATAGGGCTCATAGCACCTTTTACAATTTCGTATTTAGGTTTGGTATTACCCAATGTGGATACAACACCGTATCTGTCCAACACAGTCTCAACACCGTGCGATTTACCAACACCTGGAGGGCCTGACACAATCATTGCTCTCACATCACCCTTTTTACAAGCCTTAGTCATGCTGTCTAAGATTGTGAATCTCTTTCTCATTCTTTCCACAGTTTCTGCATCACTCTCTTCTTTAGGTTGTGCAGGTGCAGTGTCTCTCAATTTGTTTTCTGCTGTCAAATTAATTCTAATTTGTTTTTTAGTTGCACCAGGATATTCATCCAAGTCATCAATTTTAACTGTGATAAAACCACCTTCTTTGTGTGGGTAAGGTTGGTAACCTTTTACAAGTTGGAAAGTTTGGTTCTCTATTGTTTTGTTTCTGTAAGAACCTTCTAGAACGTATATTGTGTTTTTCATTTGTGCCCTTTATGTTGCCTTAATTTGTTTGCCTTATATTAATATTATAGTTTCAATAAACCAAAAAGTCAAGCCTTAATCTGCTCTGCTTTCACTGTACACAGTTAAACCATATTGGTTTTCTAATACCTTAGCAAAGGCATCACAAGCAATTTCTTTAATAGTCATTGATTGTGTGTGTCTGTATTTGTGTGTTTGTGGCATAATATCATAATAAGATACTCTCCAACCACCTCTGTAACCGTTGTCACCAATGCCTTGTTTCTTTAACCAACCTACAAATTTACCTTGAGCTGGTCTGATTGTGATGTTGGCGAATCCACAATACATCGGTTCTTCTTTGCCTTCCATGTAGGTATCAACAGCATCAACAGCCGCCTCTCTGGCTATACCCCACATCTGCATGGGATCTACTTTTGCGTTTACAAATTTTAATACTTGTTTTGTGTCTTCTTTTAACATAGTGTTTTCCTTTTGGTTAGTGTGTTTGTTAAATTGATTCATTATTTTGTTTAAGTATTTTTCTGTGCTTTCTATATCCATTACATACTCCAATATGTTTCTGAACTTGGTGATAAAAAGTGCGGAGTGTTCACACTCTGTTTGATAGGATTTTTCTTATCGTTATCAAATATACTGTAAACGATTTCAGTTGCTTCAATTGATTTTCTATAAGTTTCCAAATCAACAATTTTCATTTCAACCATTTCGCCTGTCAGTTCGCCTTCTGCTTGTCTACCAGTTTTACCGTTTTCGTGTAAACCTAAACCTTCAAATCTGAAAGTTGAATATGGTTCTCTTTTAGCAAAACCTTCTGCGAACTTCTTACGGATTCTAGTTAAAGACGCTTTTGCGTGTCCTAGTTCTCTGTGGATTTGTCCTCTGTAAGCATATTGTTTTTCGCTTACTATTTCTGTTGTGTCTGTTCTGTATATTACGTATGCCATTTTGTGCCTCTCTTTGTTGCCTTGTTATAGTTTTATTATACAGCCTGAAGTACCAAAAAGTCAACCAAAAAGTCTAAAAAAGAAGTCCCATTCTATGCGGGTTTTTAGTCTGTGGATAACTTTTTCGTGCCCAAATAGTCCTTTTCACCATAGGTTTTTGCCATATGACACAGCACACACAGGGTTTGAATGTTAATTTTAGAATCATTGCCACCCTGACTTTTTAGATGTATATGATCTCCGTGCATTACACCTCTCATGGCTCTCAACTTATGATACTCGTCTTCTATGTATCCAAAACGTAAATCGTCTTTTCTAGGATCATAACCACAAGTAGAACATTCCCAACCTCTGTAAAATGTGTGAGGTCTTTCTGCTTTACCCATACCACCATACTCAACACAATCCAATTGATGTTCTCTACACAAAGAATCAGATCCAGGTCCTTCAAACACTGAAATAGGATTGGCACAATCCACCAACATACAGGTTTTGTTTTTACGATGTTGCTCTTTTAAAACAGAAATGCTTTTACGTTCGTCTTTGTTTGGATCTCTCAATTCTACCATAACATTTCCTTACTAACTATAAAACCATTGTTAGGTGTATATTTAGGTGTTTTCAATTTGGTGCTTTTTCTTAATTGAGCAATAATAAAAGGTATTCCGCATCTCATCTCTGTTGTGAATCCTCTCACAATTATATTGCCGTCTTTGTCCAAATCATCTGTGCCTTCATTTTTCTTAATATACCAATGCGAGTATGCTTGACTTACTTTTTGCCAAAAAGGACCATTGGGACTGAAGTCTGCTTCAAAGTAATCTTTCGTGAATGCCACAAAGTCCAACAAATATTGTTCATCAACTTTTATTCCTTGTTCGTGACACAGATTAAAGTATTCAAACAACTGTCTAGCCTCCTTGGGATCCACAGGACGTTTTTGATTTAGATAAATCCAGTATTGGGCAAACATCTTTGCCACTTCCGGATCTTTTCTTGTTTTTAAAGATTTACTCATCAATGTATCTGCCAACAGTGTGAATGCACCTGGTTGATCTTCGTCACCAAATTTATTGTTAGTTACAAATAAACCTGCTTCTGCGAAATGATCGTTCTTGAGTGCTGTGGCTTGCCATTCAGTATCTTTGGATCCATCCACTTTAACACCATACACTTGTTGTTTGTAGATGTCTATAAACTCTAAAGGTTTCTTAGCATTACCATTCAGCAAGATAAAGTTTCTACGAATTTCTGTTTTTTGTTTGGTTGAATACACCACTACCGGAATAATTGCATCTGCCAGTCTTTCTCCAAACACTCTGGTAAGAACAATGTATAAAACAATGGCAGTGTGTTGTCCGTCCCAAGCAATATATCTATCGCCGTCTTTGTAAACCTGTATAGGCATCACCATGGTTTCACTGAAGTATTGTAAGATGTCTGTGATGTGTTCCATATTAACATTTCTTTGCATGGTGGTATCAATCCAGATATCCTTCATAGCAACTTGAACTGCTTCACACAGATGTAAATCTGAAAATTTTGTCCATTGGCTGTTTCGTCTTTTGAATTCATCCACCACTGCTTTGAGTGTTTCATTGTACATAGGTGAAAGATCTAATGCTTCTTTCAGTCTATCGTTCAGTGAGATGAAGTTTGATTCGGTTTTGTTATACTGCTCGTTTATTGTCTGAGCATGACTTTTTGTTGTCATCATATGACATTCTCCTTTTAGCGGACTTCACTTGTCCATAAGTTTGTGGCTTCACTTGCCTTTAATTAATATTATACAATCTTATTGAATAATGTCAATAACCAAAAATGTCAATGTTTATGCGGATTTTTATTCGTCGAATGCTTTGGCTTTGGAATCGCCTGTGAATTTACGATACCATTTGTGTAAAAAATAAAACCAAACACCGTTTATCATGGGTTCAATGATGGCATCTGCCGCCGCCAAATCAAATCTAGCACCTGTGATTAGATTGTTACAGATCATGGCAATGATGATGTGTCCCACAGTGTATATGATCGCCAGTGTGGCACTGCTACCACCTATTAGGCGTTTCAGTAAATTGAATATACCTTGTTTAAATTCGCTCATACT